TCCGCCGCAAGCGGAGCGAGTTTCTGGGCAAGGGCGATGGCCTGTTCAACCAGGGGCCGGATCGCATCGTTGATTGGCGTGCCGAGTGTCAGGAAGACCTCGTTGATCGTGTCCTTGAGGGTGGAGAACAAGCCGTTGGTCGTCTTGCTTTGCGCCTCCATCATGCCCGAGAACTTTCCGCCCTGCGCGGTCATGTCGATGAACGCCCGCTCGATGTTGGGGAATCCGACCTTGCCGGACTCCACGAGCTTCTTCACCTCGGAGTCCGACACGCCGAACTGCTTCGCGAGCTCTCCGATGATCGGAATCCCCCGGCCAGTGAGCTGGTTGATGTCCTCAGCGAAGAGCCGCCCCTGGACCCGTGCTTTGCCGTAGAGCTCGGCGATCTCGTTGACCGGTGCCTGCACGCCCGCCGACACGTCGCCAATGCGGGCGAGAGTCGCGGCCACCGTGTCAGAACCTTCACCAAAGGCGATGAGCTTGCGGCCGGCATCCGCGAGTTCAGGGAACTCGAACGGCGTCTTTGCCCCAAGTTCACGGAGTTGCGCGAGAGTTTGCTCCGCCTTGCCCGCATCCCCAATCAGGGTCGCAAAGGCCACTTTTGTTTGCTCGAAATCTGCGGCGGAAGTAACCGCCTTCATTCCTGCGGCTAGTGCTACGCCGCCACCAGCGAGTGCTGCCCCGAGCCCGACTTTCAACCCAGCGGCGGTGAGGCTTGCCATCTTTTTGGCAGATGCGGAAACGAGCTGGGTGGCACCCGCCATGGACCGCTGCAACGCGGAGATGTCGGCTCCAAGGGTGACGGTCAGGGCGCTCATGATCCTGCATCAGCGTCAACCGACTGACTCCACCTGAGTCGAAGCAACGCAAGTTGGTCTCCTAGATCCAATCCGGTAGTAGTGGATTGGCTCCACTCCGTCCGCACCCCATTCCGCCGCAGTAGGCAGTGCTGATACTGCGCCAACCGTGCCAACGGCATGAACAGAATCCGTTCCTCGGGCCAACCGGTTTCGGCGGCGATGGCGAATACCTGGGCGGCTAGGAAGCCGGGTTCGTCGCAGAGAGGTGCTTTTTTCCGCCGAGGTCTCCCATGGTTTCGACCTGTGCCGCCTCCAGCTCCCGGCTTTGTTCTTCGAGGCTCTTGAGCGCGGTCTGAAAGTCGGCCGGGGTGAGTCCACCGCAGAAGATCAGTGCCGCTTCTCGGAATCCCTGGGCGTTGAACGAAGCTCGCACCACCTCGGGCCAGGGTGCGCAGTGGGTGAAGACAAATCCCATGATGGCCGAAGTAAATTCGGTTGTGCCGTCCGCAGGCATTTCACCTTTGACCAGCGGGTTCTCGGTGCGGAGAAGCACGTCGTAGCTTGCCAGATTTAGCGGGCGCATGGAGTGTCCGGCAATGATGGTCTCCACGTTGTGGAAGGAAGCGGAGAGCAGTTTCTGGCGTTCAAGGTCGTTCATAGGATCTCAGAGGTATTTGAGGAAAAGGTCTTCAGTGGCAGGTGTGGCATCGAGCGGGATGAAGGCGATCTTGCCACGGCGTCTCACGCAACCGAGCGGCACGTCCTGCTTCACCTTGTCCACCAGACGCTGACGGTTCATGAGCGCGCACTTGATGTAGGCGAACGGGTGCTCCGGGTTGGCCAGGTGCCAAGCCTCGTCGTTCCACGCTTCGATGAGTTCCTTGGTCTGGAAACGATTGTCCGCGCTTTGTGGCTCGAAGAACCAAACGGTGCGCTCGCCATGAATGCCATCGCCGACGACTCGGACGAACGGTTTCTCGGCGAGCGGAATACCCACTGCCGTCAAGGCTGAGGCGAGGCAGGTGTTGCTGGTGGCGGTGGATGAAATGTGGGTGATGGCGTTCATATCGGTATCTCGTGGGGAAAAGGTTGATTCACGCGCCGCCACCAGAGGTCACCAGCGGATAGTTGGTGGCGGTGATGTCGATCTTCTCGAAGTCCTCGTTGTTGAGGGCGCGGCTGATCTGCTTGATGATCGTGGTGCCGCCACTGGATTGCATGTGGGCGGGAATCGCATTCGTGAGAGCCAGAGCCGCACCAATTTTCCCTGCGAACGGTCCCGTTTTCTTCACCAAGCCGGACAGCTTGATCTCGGCCTTCTCCTGATAGAGTGCGAGACCGATGATTTCACCGCCCTTGTCCAAAACGGTCTTCTCCTGGTTGGAGTAGTCGAAGGAAAGGTCGGTGATGATGATTCCGGTTTCATCCTGGGGAATGCCCCAGTTGCCGGTGGTGCCAAGGAAAGTCGCGGCCATTTGACCGCGTGCGGCGTGTCAACCCACTCGACACAAATTGGAAAATCAATAGGGTCGGATCGTTCCGATCCATCTGGGCGGAGGCATGTCGGTTCTATGTCATGAGGGAGCCGACAAACTCCGCCCAGATATTCACAGCGCAGACACGATCGCTTCGTAGCTGAGAACTGATTCACGCCCCCGAGACTCGTCCGGTGTAGTCACGCTTTCCCGTTCTAGCAGGTCGTGGAGCACGAAGGTGTCTGAATCCAATGCTCCTTGGATCGCCGCCTTGCCACCGAGCAATGCCACCAGCTTTCCTGCCCATTCTGCGTGCGTTTCGGCTGGAGTGTCGTCCACTTGGGAAAACAGATGCACATCAAGTTTCACCCGTGCGGAGTGCGGCATTGCAGGAATCGGCTTCGCTTCCGAGGGATTGAGGACCACGCACGGGCGGGTGCGGATTTCATCACGTCTGGCGACATGAATTGGCAGGGCGGTTGAATCAGGAAATTCCTCGGGCCGGTTGGCGTCGATCCACTCGGCCAAGAGTGATGAGAGGCGGTCTTCGATCAGGTTGGGCATCTTGACCGACGATGCGAGTCAACTTGCTTTGCGCATCGAACGATTCACCTTGTCATTGATCTTCGTCAACGACGTGGACAACGCCTTCCGCAGCCGCCCTGCAGCCACTTGGAGCGCAAGATTGATTCCGGTGTAGGTGGAAACCTCTTCGATGTAATCGAGATTGTTGATGAGCGTGACCGAAGCCTTGTCGCCGGTCTTTACGGTGGCTGTCCCAGGGGAAAGCTTGTGACGGGTCACCCATTGAACGGATCCACGAACCCGACCGCCGATGGCCTTCGCCGCATTGATCCAGGTGCCTTTGGCAAAGCCGACGCGCTTCTGAATCTTGGCGATGTAGGTATCGAGCGCCTTGCTGCTGGTGACGATCTGCTTGGGCTTGTCGCCACCCAGTTGCCCCCACTTGTGAAGCTTTGGATCGAGACGCCCGACGGTTAGATCCTTCCAACCGGAGCTCGACGACCGAAGCGCGGTTTCCGCCCTGGAGAATCGCCGGTTCTGGATGTTCGACCAAAACCTGTCTGCCGCTCCCGGGTCGGACTTGCGGATTTCCTCAAAGGCGGCGGAAGGCAGAGCGAACACGCCGCTGATGTCCTTGGCCACCGCACGCTCGCCCAACTTCTTTGCCTTCTCCGAGAATCCAAAGGGCCGCGTATTGCGTGCCAGTTCGACGGCGAGTCCGCGGGCTTCCTGCTTCACCAGGGATTCCATGGTGCGGCCCACCTTTTCCGGATAGCGATTGAGCAACCTCGCCACGTCGCTGCCGCCCTTCATCTTGGCAGTAAAACGCACGTCACTCATCGGTGGTGGAGAGGCTGAGGGTGAGCAAGGGCGAGCGCGGATGACTGGAAACCTGCGAGATCCGGTATTCGGAACCGTCCACCTCGATGCGTTCACCGAACTTGGGCAGTGGTCCCGCAAAGGCCAATTTCGGCACGCGAAGGCTGAGATCGGGAGAATCAACGAATCCGCCCATGTCGATCTGCTGTTCGCGCTTCACCCGGCTTACGAGCACGAGCAGGTCGATGCCCTTCCACCGCGCTTTCACTCCATGCTCTGATAGAAGCTGCCGTAGGTCAGCGAGGATTTCCGATTCTAGGCTCATGCCAATGCTGCGCTGTCAAAAATGAAACACCCTCTCCCGATTTCCCGAGAGAGGGTGTCCCATGAACCACATCCGCCGATGTTGGAGATCAGGAGTATTCGCCTGCCACCAGATTGATGCGGCAGGCTGCGGTGCCATCGAGTTCGATGAGGGCGGGCCCCTCGTTCGCGGCGAAGACCGTGGGAGCGTTGACTTCTTTGGTCGCGGCACCGACCGGCACCTGGCCGCGAGTCGCCATGAGCGAGACCGTGTCACCGGAGGCCAGTGCAAGGCCGAGGTTGGCGCTCAGGGTGATCGTGCCGGCCACAGCATCGACCGAGGAAATGACTCCACGCACGCCGGTTCCGGTGGCATTGGAGAACAGAACCACCACATCGTTCGCAGCGGCACCGATGTAAGGAGGCGCGTTGATGACGGTCTGGTTGGCAGCACTGGCGGCCGTGACGGTTGTCACTCGCGACTGCGAGCGGAAGGTCAGGAACGATGCCGCCTTGTCGGAGGTGGCGCTCGCATACTGGACACGGACACGGTCGAATCCGCTGGCGGGGACGACTACATGGCTGAGAGTGGATCCGGCATTGCCGGTAAAGCTAAAAGGAATCATGGCGATGTTTTGCTAGGTGTTGGTTAGAATGGCTCAGGCTTTGACGAGGCGCTTGAGGGCGTCGCTCTTGCCCAACGTGAAGCCGTAGAGGCACTCGATGGTGACGAACACCTTGTTGGCACGGGTGTCGGTGAATCGCAGGTAGCCGAAGGTCATGCCGGTCTGCGGGTCGGTGACAGCACCGGCTTGCTGGTATTCGGCGACGGGCTGAAGGTAGCGCATCGCCACGGCAACCGCGCTCGGGTGAACCGCAAATCCGACGAGCTTTTCCGCATGGTCGGCCGGGATGACCACCGTTTCGTGGAGATCGAATCCGGCGAGGCGCTTGATGAGTCCCTCGGTGACGCCGGGGGCGCTGAGGTTCAGGTTGAAGCTCTTGGCCACCACGTCGTCAGCAAGCAGGTTGGTGTAGTAACCAGCGTCGAGCACGAGCGAGCGAGGCGCGGCAGGCATCTTCGCCTCCCCGCACTTCTCGCGGGCTTCAAGGACCTTCTTGTAATTGAAGTTGGTCGCAGCAACAGCGGCGAGTGGAGCACCGAAGTTCGCCTGGGTGATGACCGACATGATGTCGAGCAGCACATCCTGGGCGAGTTGTTGGGCAGCTCCAGCCACCAAAGTGTCGAGCAGGTCCATTGCGGTTTCAGACGCCTCGCGGGCGGTGACGTGGACCGTCTTGAACTTGTGACGGTTGAGCGTCACCGGGATGGTGGTGACGGTCGAATCGGCGTTGGCGGTGTAGTCCCCGGCGAAGTCGCTCGAACCGGTGGGAGCGCCGACCAGCGGGACGCGGACGGTGTCGCCCTTGTCGGCCTGCTGAGGGCCGAAGTTGGTGGAGAACGAGGACACGGGCATCAGGTTCGCCATGAAGGGCATGAGCGCCTTCTGGGCGACCTTGATGTCTTTGACGTTAGTGAGAGTGTTGGGCATGGCTGTCTATCAGGCTTGGTGTTTGAGAATGAGGGCTTGTTGTTCGGGCGTGAGTTTCCGCCAGAAGGCGGTCTGCGCGGCCGGGTCGGTGATCGCGGCGAACTGCGCATGGAGGTCGGCGGCCTGGGTGGCATCGCCTGCGGGAGTGACGCGGGCTGGAAGCGTGGTGCCGGTGGATGCGACGACGCGGGCGACCTCGGTCTGGACGCGGGTGTCAAAATCGGCCTGCGACGACTGGAGGTCGGTGACCTGTTTGCGCAGCGTGGTGACATCGGCGGTTGCCGTGTCGCGTTCGGCCTTGAGCGTGTCGATTTCGGCAGTGAGCAACTCGACCTCACCTCGCAGGGAATCCGCATTGGCGGACGCCTCATTGAGAAGTTGGGTCTGTGCTTGATAATCCCGCTGAAGGTCAGAGACCTGGGTGCGGGCTTCGAGTAGTAGGTCTTCGGGAGCGGTGCTCATCGCCCGTGCTCCCGTGTCAACCGCCGCGTGATAGATGCGAAGACGGCGCATGGCTTCGGCACGATCCGGGACCATGCCAGCAAGATTGTGTCGCTGGGCCTGCTTGCCGCTGAACGTCTGGCCTTCCATCGCTTCGGCAGGAATGGCGCGTCCCCTGGCAAGCACGGCGGCATGAAACTCCCCGGCGATTTCCGCGAGGTTGGAACTGATAAGTTCGCGCTGGTCGTCAGTGAGCGGAGTGCCCGGCGCGCCCATGGCTTTGTATTTGCCGACGGAAAAGACCTCGACCTTGAT